ATAAATATAAGCCCTCCCGGTTCATGGCCCGCACGTCTCACTATGACAAGCAGGCTGCTGATCTGGTGGTCATGTTCATCGAACAGCTCTCCCACACGAAGGGGGAGTTCTTCAAGAAACCCTTTCTCCTCATGCCGTGGCAGGAGCAGATCATCCGTGACATCTTCGGAATCTTAAAGCCGAACGGCTACCGGCAGTTCACCACAGCCTATATCGAGATTCCAAAGAAATGTGGAAAGTCAGAGCTTGCTGCCGCTGTTGCCCTCTATCTGTTATGTGCGGATGGCGAACAGCGTGCAGAGGTTTATGGCTGCGCCGCAGACCGTGATCAGGCATCCCTTGTCTTTGACGTAGCCTGCGACATGGTAAAGCTCCACAAGACGCTCCGGAAATACTGTGATATCCGTCCCAGCCGGAAAACGATCCACTACCGCCCCACCAACTCGGTCTACAAGGCCGTGTCGGCTGAGGTGGCGGGGAAATCCGGTGTCAACGTGAGCGGCCTCGTCTTTGACGAACTCTGGGTGCAGAAGGACCGGAAGTTCTTTGACATGATGACCAAGGGCACCTCCGATGCCAGAAAGAATCCGCTCCACTTCATCATCACGACTGCCGGAAATGACGTGAACTCCATCTGCTATGAGCTCCACCAGAAGGCCGTGGATATCCTTGAGGGCAGGAAATATGATCCGACCTTCTATCCTGTGATCTACGGTGCAGCCATGGATGATGACTGGACAGATCCGGAAGTCTGGAAGAAAGCAAATCCCTCTCTCGGTGTCACGATCGACATTGATAAGGTCCGGGCAGCCTGTGAGTCAGCGAAGCAAAATCCACAGGAAGAGAACGCCTTCCGGCAGCTCCGCCTTGACCAATGGGTGAAGCAGGCGATTCGCTGGATGCCGATGGACAAGTGGGATGACTGTGCCTTTCCCGTTGATGAGCGCGAGCTTTATGGCCGGGTCTGCTATGGCGGCCTTGACCTCTCGTCCACGACCGATATCACAGCATTCGTTCTGGTCTTCCCACCAAGAGATGATGAAGATAAATATATCATCCTCCCCTACTTCTGGGTGCCGGAGGACACGCTGGATCTCAGGGTCCGACGGGATCATGTTCCCTACGACAAATGGGAGAAGGAAGGGTATCTGGAAACAACAGAGGGAAACGTCATCCATTACGGATATATCGAAAAGTTCATCGATATGCTGGGTGAGAAGTTCAACATCAGAGAGATTGCTTTCGACCGCTGGGGAGCTGTCCAGATGGTCCAGAACCTCGAGGGCATGGGCTTCACTGTCGTTCCCTTCGGGCAGGGGTTCAAAGACATGTCGCCGCCTACCAAGGAGCTGATGAAGCTCGTGCTGGAGGGACGGATCGCTCACGGCGGCCACCCGGTCCTTCGCTGGATGATGGACAACATCTACATCCGGACAGACCCGGCGGGCAATATCAAGGCTGATAAAGAAAAATCCACAGAGAAGATCGACGGAGCCATCGCCACCATCATGGCACTCGACCGAGCCATCCGCTGTGGAAATGACACCTCGGAGTCGGTATACGACTCACGGGGTCTTTTGTTTATATGACGGAGGTAAGAAATGAGCCTATTTTCAGGACTATTTAAATCACGCGATAAGCCCAAGAACTACTCGACCGGCAGTGCTTACCGCTTCTTCTTTGGAGGTACGACCTCCGGAAAGTCTGTAACTGAGCGGTCTGCCATGCAGATGACGGCGGTCTACTCCTGCGTGCGGATTCTCTCCGAGGCGATTGCGGGACTTCCACTTCACCTCTACCGGTATACGGAGAACGGCTCCAAGGAGAAAGCAATCGACCATCCGCTCTACACGCTTCTGCATGATGAGCCGAATCCCGAGATGACATCCTTTGTCTTCCGGGAAACACTCATGACGCATTTGCTCCTGTGGGGCAACGCCTACGCGCAAATTATACGGAACGGAAAAGGTGAGGTGGTCGCTCTCTACCCGCTCATGCCAAACCGCATGACGGTAAACCGGGATGAGGATGGACAGCTCTACTACGAATACCAGACCTCACAGGACGAGGCCCACACCATGAAGGGCAGCACCGTCCGGCTCTCGCCTTACGATGTCCTCCATATCCCAGGGCTTGGATTCGATGGCTTGGTAGGCTACTCCCCCATCGCCATGGCAAAGAACGCCATCGGTATGGCGATTGCCTGCGAGGAGTACGGCGCTAAGTTCTTCGCCAACGGCGCGACACCTGGCGGCATCTTAGAGCATCCGGGAGTCGTGAAGGATCCGGAGAAGGTCCGGGCAAGCTGGAACTCTGCCTTCGGAGGCTCCGCAAACAGCAACAAGGTGGCAGTCCTCGAGGAAGGCATGAAGTATACCCCGATCTCCATTTCCCCGGAGCAGGCCCAGTTCCTTGAGACGAGGAAATTCCAGATCGATGAGATCGCGAGAATCTTTCGCATCCCGCCACACATGATTGGTGATCTCGAGAAGAGCAGCTTCAGTAACATCGAGCAGCAGTCTCTGGAATTTGTGAAATACACGCTTGACCCGTGGGTCTGCCGCTGGGAACAGTCAATGCAAAGAGCCCTGCTCCGCCCGGAGGAAAAGAAGGACTACTTCTTCAAATTCAATGTGGACGGTCTGCTGCGAGGGGATTACCAGAGCCGTATGAACGGCTACGCCACAGCAAGGCAGAACGGCTGGATGAGCGCCAATGACATCCGGGAGCTCGAGAACCTTGACCGGATCCCCAAGGAGGATGGCGGCGATCTCTATCTCATCAACGGAAACATGACAAAACTTGCTGACGCAGGCATTTTTGCCGCGTCCGGCCAGAGTCAGGAAACGGAGGAGCCTGATGAAACACAGGAAAATGACACACATGAGGAACCGGAAGGACCAAATGCCCGGCTCTATGAAAGGAGGACTACCCCACTATGACAAGAAAGTTCTGGAACTGGGTAAAAAACGAGGCTCCGGATTCCTTCGGAAGCGAAAGAACGCTCTACCTCGACGGAGAAATTTCCGATGAGACCTGGTACGGCGACGAAGTAACCCCGAAGCTCTTTAAAGATGAATTAAACAGCGGCGAAGGAAACATCACCCTCTGGATCAACTCTCCGGGCGGTGATGTTTTTGCTGCCGCCCAGATCTACAACATGCTGATGGACTACCCCTATGACGTCACAGTCAAGATCGATGCTCTTGCGGCATCGGCGGCATCCGTCATCGCTATGGCGGGCACCAAGGTCTGCATGAGTCCTTTGGCCATGCTGATGATCCACAACCCCATCACGGTTGCGATCGGCGACTCGGAGGAGATGCAGAAAGCCATTGACATGCTCTCAGAGGTGAAGGAATCCATCCTGAACGCTTACGAGATCAAGTCGGGACTCTCCCGCAGCAAGATCAGTAAGCTCATGGATGCGGAGACCTGGATGAATGCAAAGGAGGCAAAGAAGCTCGGCTTTGCAGACGAGATTCTCTTTGCCGATGGTGAGAAGCCTCTGCCCGATGAACCGGACGAGGATGATGATCCGGACGATCAGCTGATGCTCTTCTCCCGGAAATCGGTCACAGACTCTCTGCTCTCAAAGCTCATCCCAAAACGAACTATACCAACACCTAAGGAACCTGAACCGGCCATCAAGGCCAGCGAACTGAGGAAGCGCCTGTCGCTCCTCTCCCACTGAATTAAGGAGGATTTTTATTATGACTAAGATTATGGAACTCATGGAGAAAAGGGCCAAGGCATGGAACACGGCGAAGCAGTTCCTTGACACCCACTCTGACAACGGCGGCAATGTCTCTGCGGAGGATGCCGCAACCTATGACAAGATGGAGAAGGAAGTCACCGATCTCACCCATGACATCGAACGTCTCCAGAGACAGGAGCAGATCGATGCCATGCTCTCCCAGCCGACTTCCACTCCGATCACCGGAAAGCCGGGTGCTGCTACGAAGGCCGAGCCGGAAGCGACCGGTACGGCATCCAAGGCATACAAGACTGCCTTCTGGGATTCCATCCGTAAGCCCAAGTGGTATGACGTCCAGAACGTCCTCGAAGTCGGAACGGACCCGAACGGCGGCTACCTGGTACCGGACGAGTACGAGAAGCAGCTGGTCGATGCCCTTGCAGAGGAGAACTTCTTCCGTAACATTGCCCATGTCATCCAGACCGACTCCGGCACCCACACCATCCCGGTTGTGGCATCCCACGGGACTGCCGCATGGATGGAGGAGAACGGACTCTATCCGGAGTCTGACGACACCTTCGATCAGATCAGCCTCTCCGCTTACAAGCTGGGAACAGCGATCAAGGTATCCGAGGAACTGATGAACGACTCTGTCTTTGACATCGAGGCGTACATTGCGACCGAGTTCGCCCGCCGCATCGGTGCCGCCGAGGAGGAGGCATTCCTCACCGGAGATGGCAACAAGAAGCCGGAGGGTGTCTTCACCAAGGTCGGAAAGACTACGGGTGCGACCACGGAGATCGCGAACACCACGATCAGCTTTGACGCGATCATGGATGTCTTCCACTCCCTTAGAAGCGTCTACCGTAACAAGGCCGTCTGGATCCTGAACGACTCCACGGTCAAGGCCCTCAGAAAGATCAAGGACAACAACGGCAACTATATCTGGCAGCCGAGCGTCGTCGCAAGCCAGCCGGATACGATTCTGAACCGTCCGTACTACACCTCGATCTACGCACCGGAGCTTGCTGCCGGGAAGGTGCCGATCCTGTTCGGAGACTTCTCCTACTACTGGATCGCTGACCGTCAGGGCCGCACCTTCAAGAAGCTCTCCGAGCTGTATGCAGCCAATGGACAAATCGGGTTCCTTGCCTCCGAAAGAGTCGATGGCAAGCTGATCCTGCCGGAAGCTGTGAGAGGCCTGTCCGTCAAAGCGGCAGGCTGATCCTCAAAGTAGTTATTGGCAAGGGCTCCTTTCTCATAATGGGGTGCCCTCTTTCACTGGAGGAAGGGAGGTAACCGATGGAAGTAACACTGGAAGAAGCCAAGACCTACCTTCGCGTAAGCTCTGATGACGAGGACAATCTGATCAAAAACCTGATCCAGACAGCTATCAAACAGGTGCAGGACATTGCCCGCTTCTCCGATGAGGAATGGGAAGCAAACGAGGAGAAGGTTTTGATTCGCATGCGGATTGCCATCCTCTACTGCGTCGCCTATCTCTACGAGCACCGGGAAGAGGCAGACCACGAGAAGCTCAATCTCACACTCCGAGCCCTGCTCTTTGGTGTCCGGAAGGAGGGGTTCTGATGAATATCGCGGCCCTCAATCTCCCCATCACTTTCCAGAAGCAGACCATCGTGAAAGATAAGATCGGGAACCACAGCACGGTGACCGAGGATTACTTCACCTGCTATGCGACAGTCTCCGGATCCGGAAATGAAACGGATGCAGCTGGTCTTACCATCCCGAAGGAGACGCTGGATTTCACGGCCCGCTGGTGCAGGGAGCTTGCAGTAGTTACATCAGATGGATTCCGGATTCTTGCGGATGGCAAGCTCTACAACATCCTCTATGTGGATCCTATGGGGAATCACCACAGGAGTCTGAAATTCCACTGCGAAAGGATACGGAAATGAGTACGACAATCAAACCGGATGATCTCGAACGGACCATCATGGAGGGACTCGAGGAGTATCGGGATCTTTCCACGGACTCCATGAAAGAGTCGGTCGAGAAGGTCGCAAAGGATGTGAAAAAGCAGATTCAGAACAAGGCACCTTTCAGAACCGGAAAGTACAAGCGGTCATGGACAGTTACTAAGACCGAGGAATCTGCAGAGAAACTGGTCATGACGGTTCATGCGAAGAAGTATCAGCTCACCCATCTTCTGGAGCATGGGCATGCAAAACGGGGTGGGGGCAGAACGAAGGCCATCCCGCATATAGCACCCGCCGAGGAAGAAGGAAATAAGGAACTCGTGGATGAAATCTCATCCGCTCTGGAGAAAGGAGGATCCACATGACCTATGACGACATTGTGACAATGTTGGAGGAAGCGGGACTTCCTCTTGCCTACGATCATTTTGCGGAAGGCGAAGCACCGGATCCGCCCTTCCTCCTGTTCCTCTCCCCTTCTTCCGTCAGCTTCGGCGCAGACAACATCGTCTATCAGAGCTTTCCGGAAATCAATGTGGAGCTCTACACCGACAAGAAGGATCCGGAACTGGAAAAGCGGATCGAAGATATATTCACCCGGCATGAAGTCTACTTTCTGAAATCAGAAAGCTGGATCGATTCTGAAAAACTCTATGAAGTTCTGTATGAACTCACCATCTGAGGAGGCACTTTATGGGAAATAGAAATAAGGTCCGGTACGGACTGAAAAATGTACATTATGCTCTCTTGAAGACTGCATCTGACGGAACCATCAGCTATGACAAGCCGATCGCATGGCCCGGCGCTGTCTCCGTCAAGTTCTCCGCCCAGGGCTCACAGGAGCCGTTCTATGCGGATGACATCAAGTACTACGTGACGAGCTCCAACACAGGCTACAACGGCGACCTCGAGACTGCTATGGTTCCGGAGGATTTCAAAACGGCAGTTCTTGGCGACATTAAGGATGACAATGGCGTGCTGGTCGAGAATGCAGACGCACAGCCGGTCCCCTTTGCCCTGCTCTTTGAATTTGTCGGGGATGCGAAGGCCATCCGTCACGTTCTTTATAACTGCACGGCATCGAGACCGGATATCGAAGGACAGACGAAGGAGGACAAGGTTTCCGTCAAGACGGAGAGCCTGACGATTGATGCGTCTACGATCTACAACAAGGACCTCGACGCTAACATCGTAAAAGCAGACACCTCCTCCGAAACGGATGAGGCAACCTACAAGGGCTGGTATGATTCCGTCCATCTTCCGGCGAAGAAGGCCGCAAGCGGAAGTACTACCAGCAGTACTTCCACCAGCTCTTCCAGCACTTCAACATCAGGAAAGTAAGGGGTAAGCCATGAGAAAAGAAATCGAAATGACTCTTGAGGACGGCACAAAGAAGCCGTTCTCCTTTGAAGCAAACGGAGCGACTGCAATCCTCTACCGGATGGTATTCCATGAAGACCTGATGGTTACGATGAACAATCTCTCCAGTGCAAACCTTGATACCTTAGTCGGCGCGAAGCTCGCCTACATCATGCATGCGCAGGCAGAAGGCACGCCGACTTCACAGCTCTCTATGGACGACTTCATCCACTGGGCGGCAGGCTTTGACGGCATGAGCTTAATCGAGGGGCTGGATTCCTTCGTGGCAGTCTACCTCGGAAACCGCATGGCGACCACTGAGCCAAAAAAAGAGGACGCCCAACTGACCGGGAAGTAAACACAGCGGTCTATCTACTCCGCTGTAAGCAGTTGGGCTTTACCCTCCCGGAGCTTTCCATGATTGAGGAAGGCATGGTCTTTGACGTGCTTTCGGAATCAGACAACGATGAGAACGGCGACTATTGCGAGGTAGCGACGCAGGAGGATATGGATAACTGGTGAAAAGCATCATGAACTGCTGTTCAGATTGTTATAACCATGCTTCTCTGTTAATATTAAAAAATACGACAACTAGTGAAAGATGCTGTTAAATCGGAATTTGTGAGGATAGTCAATATGGATCAAAAGCAAATAAGGGATTCTATCACATATATTTTTCAAAGATCCGGCGCACAGGTCAGTGGCACAAGCATTGATGCCCTGGTCCGCCTCGCAACGGAAGTCGCATTTTCCAGGCAGGAAACCATCCTCAATATAGGAGAAAAGCAGAATTACATCTATTTGATCCTGCAGGGCATGGCACGGAGCTATTATATCGACGAAAGAGGCAACGATATTACGAAGCTCTTCATGCGTGAAGGGGATTTTTTGATTGGCGAGGCTTTGTTTATGGAGGAGAGCCTGGAAGTGTTCGAGGCGGTGGAGCCGCTCAAATGCCTGCGCTTTCCCACGAAGGAGTATAAAGAGATCCTGCTCTCCGACCCTGTTCTGCAGCGGCTCTATATCGCCATGCTCGAACAGACGATCCGCTACAAGATGCGCCGTGAGTATGCCTTCCAGTGTCTGAACGCCACGGAGCGGTATCTGGAGTTTCAGAAAGCATATCCGGGCATCGAGGAAAGGCTGCCGCAAAATCTTATCGCTTCTTATCTCGGTATCGCCAAAGAATCACTCAGTAGAATTAGAAAAAATCTTTCCGTGAATTAACAAATGTCAATGCGGTAATCCTCCTGCACAGGTACAATTCAGTCATGATATCGATCTGAATCACAGGAGATCATCATGAACAGACTGAAAAAGATGATGTACATCTTCGCCGTGATGCTGCTGGTACTCACAGGCTGCGTTTATGCATCTTCGATTGCTATGGCAGATGGTGAAGAAACGAAGGAGGATTACATGGGAACCTACACAAATCAGAAGGCATGGAAGGATATTCAGGAATTCCTGCCCGCACAGCTTCATTTCACCGACAGTTACCAGCCCACAGAGGAGATTTGGGAGTGGAAGGGAAACAGGGTGCATCTGGACACCTTCCGCAATCCGAACGCCCCGGCAAAGATCATCTGCTTCCACGGCGTCGGCACCAACGGCAGACAAATCTCTATGATCTTCAGCGGACCGATGGCACGCGAAGGTTTTGAGACCATCACCGTTGATATGCCCACCTACGGGGTCACTGAGGTAAATCCGAACATGCTGATCCGCTATGACGACTGGGTGCAGTGTGGCAGTGACCTCATTGATGCGGAACTGGCCAAAGACGATCGTCCGATCTTCCTTTACGGGCTTTCTGCCGGAGGCATGGAGACCTATCATGTTGCGGCAAAAAATCAAAGCGACAAGATCCTGGGAATCATTGGCATGACATTCCTTGACCAGAGGCTGCCCCTCGTAAGACGGGAAACAGCGAATAACGAGTTCTCCGGCAAGGTCGGGAAAATCATGGTAGGTCTTCAGTGCAGGCTCGGCCGTTCCAGGGCAAAAATGAAAATGAGCTCCGCATCAAAGATGACGGCTCTCGTAAATGATCCCGATTGCCTTCGAATCATGATGGATGACACCACTTCCGCCGGGAACAGTGCGACAATGGCTTTTCTTTACTCATACATGACGTATATTCCGGACATGGAGCCAGAAGATTTCAATGTATGCCCAGTGCTCCTGACCCAGCCGGAAAAGGATCGCTGGACTCCACAGTATCTGAGTGATCCGTTCCTCGATCGTATCACAAGGGTGCCGGTCACCAAGACGATTCTGACAAACGGATCTCATTATCCGATCGAGGCAGAGGCTCTTGCAGATCTGCATCGGTACAGTCTCGAGTTTATCAATGCGCAGTTGAACTGACAAATTCCAGTTTGTATTAATATTTCGGTTCGATTGCCGGAACACTACCCCATCGTAGTGCTCCGGTTTTTTGATGCCACATTTCAGGAAGGAGGACAGCGATGGCTGACCGTATAAAAGGAATCACAGTAGAGATTGGCGGCGACACCACAAAGCTGTCCGATGCCTTAAAGAATGTAAATAAGTCCATCCGCCAGACGCAGGATCAGCTCCGGGATGTAAATAAGCTTTTAAAGCTTGATCCCGGCAACGCTGACCTTCTCGTCCAGAAGCAGAAGTATCTCTCTGAAGCGATCTCCGACACAAAAGAGAAACTCAAGGAGGAACAGGATGCCTTAAAACAACTGCAGCAAGGGCCGCAGACTGAGGAAACCATCAAGCAGCAAGAAGCCCTGACCCGTGAGATTGAGAACACCAAGCAGTCTCTTGAAAAGCTGAAATCTGAGTTCAAGGATGTCGGATCTGTGGCAGGTGTCCAGCTCCAGCAGGCCGGGCAAAAGATGAAGGACGTCGGTGACAAGATCACAGGCGTCGGCACTTCCCTTTCTACCCATGTGACCGCTCCGATCGCCGCTGTCGGTGCGGCTTCCCTTGCCGCTTTCAAGGAAGTCGATGAGGGAGCCGATATTGTCACGCAGAAAACAGGCGCAAGCGGTAAGGCCTTAAAGGAAATGCAGGATGCGGCAAACGATATCGCGACATCCATCCCGACTGACTTTGCCACGGCAGGCTCAGCAATCGGCGAGGTGAACACGAGGTTCGGCCTTACCGGGGATAAGCTTAAGAAGCTCTCCCAGCAGTTCGTGGAGTTTGCTTCTTTAAATGACACGGACGTTTCGACTTCCATCGATAACGTATCGTCCGTCCTTAATGCGTTCGGTATGGATGCTTCCCAGGCAGGCGGTATGCTTGACGTCCTAAATTCTGTCGGACAGTCCACCGGGCTTTCCATGGATACCCTCGCTCAGGATCTCTCGCAGAATGCGGCACAGCTCCAGTCAATGGGGCTTAACGCCACGCAGTCCGCGCAGTTCCTTGGCAATGTCGAGATGTCCGGCCTTGACGTAGGCGTTGCGATGGCAGGCATGAAGAAAGCCATGAAGGCAGCTGCCGGGGACGGTCAGACCCTAGACCAGGCTTTGAAAGGATTCTCGGATACCATGCACTCGAACAAGAGCGATACCGAGAAGCTGCAGGCCGCTTATGACCTGTTCGGCTCCAAGGCAGGTGCCGCGATCTTTAATGCCATGAAGACCGGAAAGCTCTCCCTTGACGGTTTCTCCTCTGACATGAGTTCCTTCTCAGGGAACGTCTCTAAGACATTTGATGATACCCTTGACCCGATCGACAAATTCCAGACCACCCTGAACCAGCTGAAGGTCACGGGAGCCGAGATCGGGAATTCGCTTTCTGCTGTCCTTGCACCGATGCTTCAGCAGGCGGCTGCCGCCCTAAAGCAGTTCGCAGGGTTCTGGGAAAAGCTGCCTGCTCCGATGCAGCAGTTCATTATTAAGGCCGCCCTTGTTGCCGCTGCTGTTGGACCTGTCCTTGTCGGGATCGGCAAAGTGACAAGCTCGATCGGCACGATCACATCAGGCATCGGTAAGGTCATGACGCACCTCGGAGGTCTGTCCGGTGCAATGACGGCATTCAGTTCTGTGGGCTTACTTCCCATGATCGGGATCATCGCCGCCGTAGTCGCGGCTGTCGTTGCTGTCATTGCGATCATAAAGAACTGGGGCGCGATCTCCAACTGGTTTAAGGGAGTCTGGGAAGGCGTCTGCAACGGCGTAAAGGCGGCAGGAACAGCCCTCGGAAACTTCTTCACCGGGCTATGGAACGGCGTAAAGACTGTGACCACAGCTGCCTGGAATGGAATAAAGACCGGGGTATCTACGGTCTGGAACGGCATGAAGACAGGCGCATCCACCGTATTTAACGGGATAAAGACACATATCTCGAATGCCTGGGACAATGTAAAGACCAATACCTCCACGGCATGGAGCGCGATAAAGACTAGCGTTGCCCAGCACGGAGGCGGCATCAGGGGCGTGATCGGCACTGCTATGGAGGGATACAAGGCGATCTGGAAAACAGGCTTTGACATCATAGACAAGGTGACTGGCGGGAAACTGGGAGACGCTCTCTCCAAGGCGAAGGAAAAGACAGCCGGGATCAGGGATGCCTTCTCCGGCGCGATGGAAAAGGCAAAGTCCGTGGTAAGCGGAGGACTTGAGCGGATCAAAAACTTCTTTGCAGGATGCCATCTTTCTTTTCCGAAGATCAAGCTCCCGCATTTCTCGATCAGCGGAAAGCTCTCCATCAAACCGCCTTCCGTTCCGCATCTTTCGGTGAGCTGGTATAAAAAAGCCATGAACGAACCGTACATTCTCCAGAGTCCTACGATTTTCGGAGCAGCCGGAGGAAGTCTTCTCGGCGGCGGTGAAGCCGGTGAGGAAGCAATCGTGGGAACAGATCGTCTCTCGTCACTTGTGACGAACGCAGTCCTCGCGGCAGGCGGAGGCAGTGATCAGACCATCGTAATCCCCGTCTATATCGGGCAGGAACGCATTGACGAGCTGGTGGTAAAAGCCACCCAGCGGACGAACTACAGGTCGGGAGGCAGATAATGTTAAAGAAGGATTATCCGATCTACTTTGACGACACAAAACTCTTCTGGCCAGTGAAATGGGACGAGAGCTACGAGGTCGTGGAAAGCAAGAATACCACAGAGGCGGGAACGGATCAGATCATCGTGACACGATACGATAAGCTGACTGTCTCTGCCTCTTTTCAGTGTTCTGACAAGTGGGCGGCTGCCTTTGCCGCCTTCCGCGATAAAGACAGCATCGCGGTAAAACTCTACGACTTAAAAACACAAAGCTACAAAACAAGGACGATGCGGATCAGAAACTTCAAGACCGGACCGGAAAAGAACTCAGAGAAGATGCCCGGGGCGAACGGACTCTATACCGTGAGTTTTGACCTGCTGGAATTTTAAGGAAGGAGGCGCTTCATGTACGCCGTAAGCGACAAATACAAGGCTGCCATGAAGCAGCCGGTACAGCATTTTTCCATGAAGGGAAGCATTGGTGATACCTTTTTTTGTGACGATAACATCCTGTCCGGTTCCTGCCAGATCACCAATCAATGCTCTGACGATACGATGATTGGTATCGGACAGGTTTATATCGGGCAGATGGACATCACTCTAATGAATCTGGATCTAAAGCGATACTCTCTTAAAGGAGAAAAGATCACACCCTTCTTCGGACTTAAGCTTGTGGACGGTACCTACGAGTACATTCCTCTCGGTGTGATTAACATTTCCGAAGCCCAATGGACACAGTCCGGTGTCGTGAT